AAATTAGCTGATGTCATTCCTAAACTTTCACCATTTAATACAGAAACATTATTGTTTACTAAATTTTGTTCTGTCATTCCTGAACTTGTACCTGTGTTGCCATTTCCTGATGCATCTGGAATACTCCAATTAGTTGAGAATGTAGCTGTGTTGTCAAGTTTATACCAAGCTTTTAGGTTATCAGAAGCTATAGCAGTTGTTAGTGGGCTTCCATTGTTGTATAGTGTTTCTACTTGTGAAGATGAAAGTTCTATATCATATATTTGAGCATTACTTATTTTTCCTTTTGCAAAACTTGAATTTGGTCTCCATCCTAACCAAACTGATGAAGCGCCATTTGACATAGCTACATAAGTGCCTGAATTGTAAGTTGTATCATCAATTCTATTACCATTTAAATATATTTTAATTCCATTTGAACTTGAACTTCCATCATATGTACCCACAAGATGTATCCATTGATTTTCATATGATGTTAAAGCTGTATTGTAATATCTTGAAATTACTGTTCCACTTAATTGAGAAAAAAGTGTAAATTGAATTTTATTAGTACTTAAAAAATGAAAACTATATTCTTTGTTGTTACCAGCAAATCTTTTTGTTATAATAGCTGAACTTGACATATCATAAAAATTAACCCAAGCAGAAATTGAAAAAGGTGAATCAGTTGTTCCATTTCCAAAACTTAATGAATCTGAATCAGCAATATTTATATATTGAGAACCATCAAAATTAAAACTCTGTGGATATGCTGAAACTGCATCTGGTATTTGCCAAGCTCCTGAACTATCTGCTTCCCAGTTTGCTGATTGGTCTAACTTATACCAAGCTTTTAGATTACTTGCTTGTGGTTGTGTTCCTGTTAATAAAGGTACTCCTGAATTGTAAAGGGTAGCTATATCACCTCCTGCTGTATCACCAACTGAAGCTGTTCCGTGAGATAATCTTTGATACCATATTTGCACATTATTTATTTCTCCATCAAAATTATAATTTGAAGAAACACCTTGCCCTAATGCACCAATAACAGTTCCTACAGCAGCTGTAAATGTGCCTGTAGCATTAACACAAGCTTGTGTTTTAGAATACATACCATTTATATACATATCCATATTTGAACCATCCCATATAACTACAAAATGAATCCAATTATTTAAGGTTGAGGTTGGATTAGTATAAGTAAATTGGTCATTTGATGAACCTGTTGTGCTTACAAAAAATTTAACTTCTGAACTGTTACGCATTGACATATAAAATCCTCTTGTTGAACCATCATTTCCTACCACTCCTTGGTCATAACCTGGTTGACTCTTGACTTTAGCCCAAGCTGAAACAGTAAAAGCACTCACACCTTGAAATAATTTATTATTATTTTCATCAATAAGTATTTCATCTTGAGTACTTCTATCAAAATCAAAAACACTTGCATCTTCTACCGCTTCATTTGGTTGTGTAAGTGGATTAGAAGCACTATTGTCTCCTAAAGGATAGTAAGCTACAGGTTGAGGTTTTAAAGCCATAGGATTGCCTGCACCTAATGAACTGCTACCATATAAAGTGCTTATTTGTGTAGAACTTAAAGCATAGTCAAAAAAAGCACATTCTGAAATAGAACCATTAAAATAATTAGCACCATTATTCCATTTTCCAATTAACCAATTAGCACCACTATTAGTATAAACACCTGTTGCTGTTCCTTGACTAACATTATCTAAAAATAATTCAAGAGTAGTGCCATTGTAAGTCATTACAATATGATGCCAACTTGCTGTGTCTGTGAAAGCTGTTGTTACTTGTGTTGCACCATTATTAAAAACTCTTGCATATATAGCATCACCACTAATATTTAAATCTAAACCCTGTGAACTTCCAATACTATTTATTCTACTTGATACAATAGCTTGTGCTGCTGTTGCTGTATCATCACTTTTAAACCAAGCTGAAATACTAAATGAAGTTAAAGAAGTAAAAGCATCTCCTGTATCTATATACTCATTACTCCCATTAAATGAAAGCCCATAGTTATCACTCTTATTACTGTTTTCTTCATTAGGTAATCTCCAGTTGCTTGCTATGTATTTTGTACTCATAATTAATCTCCTAATCTGTTCCAGTATTGTAAGTTTGAACTGGATGTGTAGTTATTATAATCTGTGCTTAAATCTAATGCTTTTCCTGTGTTGTTGTTAGTAGCATTGTAAATCTCTTGTATAGCTGTTTGAGCAAGTGATGTGTTCCAAATGGCAAATTCATCAAGAAAACCATTATATTCATTAGTTCCATTAGACATTGAACCTAAATAAGATGTTCCATAAGTGCCAGTTGTTGCAGGTATAGTACCACCATAACTTAAAGTTTGTTCAACACCATTATAATAAACTTTTAATCTGTCTGCATTAGTTGAACCTGAACCATCAAACACCATTGCAATATGTGTCCAAGTATTTGCAGCTGGTGCTGAAACATTGCCATTTTTACTACCACCTACATTTACGTGAAAATAAATTAACCCACTAAATCTATATATCCAAATTACATTAGAATTGTCTAATTTGTTTTCAAATATTACACCAGAATTTGCTTGTGGATTAACAAATTTTGCCCAAAACCCAATGGTAAAGGCACTTGCACTATTTAAAGATGATATTGTTCCTATGTTAATATTTTGTCCACTTACTCCATCAAACTGCATAGAATAGGTATTAGCCAAGAATGGAGAAGCTGTTACACCTAAACTGAAATTAGAACTTACACCACTAACAGTATAAGTTATTGTATAAGATTGAATAGTAGAAGCACTTAAATCAATTGTACCTGTAGAAGTATTTATACTTAAACCACTTGGAGTAGCTGAAAATGTGCCTCCTGTAGTTCCTGTAATAGTTGGTGTTGGGTCAGCCTCATCTTGATGGTAACTACTTTTAGAATATGAAAATGCAGCACTTGTTCCAATTAAAGCAGTTTCACCTGCCCAAGAATCTTCATAAATATCACCTGCATTAATAGTGTTTTGATATTTACCAAATCCATTAGTATTATTCTGTGTTGCTTTTCCCCAATCTATTGTGTTTGCCATATCTTTTTATTATAGTACCCATCCACCAAAGTTAGCAACATCATCAGGATACATATCCTCATTACTATTGCTATAATACTCTGGAAATAAGTTATTATTGTTTTGCATATAATCTATAAATCTATTAGTGTAGAACTCTGCTGTACTTCTTGCCTTCTCAACAAGGTAATCTACATGCTCTCTGCTAATAGCTGTGCTGTTTTCAGGATTCTTTTGATATATACCACCATTAGCTATGTTTACTGAACCAAAAGGTAAGTATTCTACTAATGACCAATGCAATAACATTGGTTTAATGTAATCAGTTACTAATGATAAATAGTTTCCTGCAAGTGTACCACCTACTATATCACTTTTAATTTTGTTGTATAATTCAGTACCTAAGTAATTCTGAATATGAATATCTTGTGCAATATTTATAAAAGGTAATAGCTTATCATTATCTATATTGCCATTAGATGCAGTAAATACTGAAATATCATGTCTTGTTACAAATAGTGCTTTACTCATCTTCTTTTCCTCCTTTTAGTTTTTGATTTAGTTCCTCCTGTCCAATTAGGGTGATGACCTTGCTTAGGCATATTTATAGGTGCTACTTTGCTAATCTTGTGCCCTACTGGTGTTGGCTGATAGCTTGATGGTATCTCTCTTGTCTTTCTATAATCTATTAAATCTTGTGATGGTTCTGTATTAGCTTTCAATCTATATAATACTTCTTTCCATACATGTCTACAGTAAGGGCCGCCCTTGTACTTAAACAAATCATAGGGTTGACTCTTATGACCAAAGTCAGAGTTTATTCCATCTCTGCTTGCTTTATCAATATCTTCTATTCTATAAACTGTTGATGTGTTATTCATCATATGCTCACAGAATGCTCTTGATTTATTTCTTCTTGCTTTTCTACCTTTACCTGTAGTTTTCATTGCTTTTTTAGAACCAACTGCATACCTATATCTTACTTTATAAAAAGATTTATCTAAGTATGAAAAACCATCTGGCTTACTATCTACAAATAAATTTGTTTTATCTTTTTCTATAATATATCTATTTGCCCAATCTTCAATGCTTTCATTATCTTCACTATACTCTCTCTCATCTACTTCTTCCCATTGTTCATCTACTTCCTCACCTTTTAAATTATCTATAAAATAATCACTAATCTCATCAGTAAGTGTTGGTGTTGTATTGTTAGCCATTAACTCTAACTCTGCTTGCTCCTCATCTTGCTTAATACCAGTTTCTTCTTCTATTGTTTCTGCATCTTGTAATGTTTTATCAACTTCTGTAAACTCAAGTGGTTGTAGTGTTTTAAAATATAAGTTTAATGCAATATTATTAATTGCAAAGATTTCATCTAAGCAATCAATAATTAATTCTTGATAAGGTTTTATAACTACATTATCAAATAATAGTGATGCATTTTTTATTTCATCTGCATTATTTCCTAAGCCATTGTTACTATCTCTTAAGCCAATGAGCAATGGTGAACTTACTCTATGTGTTACCATTATCTTTCTCTGACATTCTTCAGATAAGTATTGATAATGATTTGCAGCATCTGCTAAAGGAATATCATCAATAGTAGTTTTTTGTTCTGCATTGTTGTTGAAGGCTACAATAACCTTCTCTCCATAGCTTCCTGTGAGCTTGCCCATGATTTGCTCCTTTATCTCAAGTTGCTTGGTTCTATCAGGAATACCACCATTAAAATTAATTACCTTAGTACCACTAAAAGAGTTTTGTGCATCATTTATTAAAAAATCTGCAATCTCCTTCTCAAGACAAGCATAGCTTATCTGATAATCTGCTGGTGAGTAATAATAGTATCCTGTTACAAATCTTTTTATAATATATATTTCATTCTTTGCACCACTACCAAAAACAGGAAATTTAGTTAACTTAGTGTTTCTTTTTACCTTGTTCCAATCAGGTGCATAATAATAATTTTTTATCTCTCCCTGCTCATTCATCTTTTCTGCTCTTAATGTCTCTCTTGGGAAATGACTAATCTTGCCTATCTTATTGCCTTTGTATGATATTTGTAAAGATGCTTCACCTAATAACTTTAAATCATTGCAAGCCTTTCTTAAACAATGAGGATTCAATATTTCTTTCATCTGTGCATACTGCTCTGGCTTTTCATTTGAATCAGTAGCATCTAAACCTTTACCATATATTTGATTAACTATTCCATTTATTACTGCTTGATTAGTAGTGCTATCCATATAAGCATCAATCAAACTTTGATAGTAATCATTGTTATCTCCTATACCTACCCAATC